GGCGGCGCAGTTGAAATTACGCTAGACCCCGAGCATTCAAGTGAAAAGAGTACTTCTTATTCAATCACACCAGGCATTGAGCAAGGAGAAAAAGAAGTTGTACATAAAGTTAACTTTGCTAGTTCAGAAGGTATCTTCAATATTTTAGCAATGAACCTCTTTCAAGAGATATTACTAAATTCTGCAAAGACCAATACAGACCTTTACACGGCTTTCCAGCGTGCGCAAGCAGAGAGTTCTAAGCCTGTGACCTTCAGAAAGAGCCTCAGCGGATTTCCAGAGATAGGCTTTCGCAAAACTAGCTCATCAGGTAGCAAATCACCTGTATTCTTGTCTATCTATAACTTGATAAATAACAAGTATAGCGCAAGTTTTATGGGCTTTCCTGCAAAGGATTACAAGAAAGCGCAAATATGGGAGGTAGACGAAAATGTGAACTTCTTTAATCGTGAGATAACAGATGCTTCTCTAGATGGTGGTAGCGTCGTGCAAAGCAATGCAACCAGTAGCAAATCGCCTATTTACTATGCTCGTGTGCCTAAAAAATCACCAGTGAATAAAAAGAATAAGCTTGGTGCTGTGAAGTCTGCAACAGACAATATCGCAGAAGCAAATAAAGAGATAGCGGTAATTAAAAGATTTCATAACTGGGTGGTTTCTTGCAATCCACATTTAGCGGAAAGATACAAGGTGCAACATGGAGAATATCGCACATTGGAAACTGCAGTTACATACAATGGTGTGCGTTATACGAAAGATACACCAGCCTATCGCAAAGCAAGATTTGTAAACACTCATCAAGACTATTTGAATAAGGTAGATGCGATCTTCTATTTCATCTTTAATCAATTCATCATTGGAATGGACTCATTCGATAAGAATATGAGTATTGCGTTCGACGATATAGAATTGAACACAGATGGAAGTGTACGAAAGGCGACTGCACGCCTGTTCGAGCGTGATACCGATTCGCAGAGTATGTTCAATAACTCTGGCGTTTTAGCCTTTAAGTATTGGGCTGAATGGAACGACGCATTCAATCCTTTAACAGGTGAAACAGAAGGCATTCAAGGAGAGGTATTTGATAATGACAATAACGCATGGCAGCCTAAACTAACATCAGGTTTCTCACCTGTCTTTAATGGACGTTTATCAGGCTTAATTGACTTGATTCACGAATGTTGGAGCGATGACATTGCAACGATGTATAAGGCGATGAGGGATGCAGGTTTGAACGCAACCTACATGTTTAAACGCTACCAAGACTATTGGAAGAAATGGTGTGAAAACCTTTACAACGCAGATGCAATGGGTTACGCAAATACGGGGCATTTCACCAAGGCTTATGGTGATAAACTAAAGCTAATGGAGTATTTCCTAACAAAGCGTTCACGCTATTTGGATAGCAAATACTGCTGTGGTTCAAGTGTCGTAAATAACTTGCGTTTGCGTTTGTACGAAACTGGAAAAGGCTTAGCAATAAAGCACTATTCACCTATGTATGCAAGTGTGCAGTGGGGTGCAAACAACTTCTCAACAGTGCGAAGCATAAAGGGAGAATATGGGCTTTTGCCTTTTGGTTTCACCAACCCTCAAGACGCTACTTTCGACATCGACGATGCCGACATGATCACGGACTTAAAGACCTATTCTACAAAGGCAAGTGGCGACGTCATCTATCATGGCTTAGAGGGTTTAGGTGATTTTAAATTTGACCAGAATATGACACTTTTAAAATCACTCGAGGAGCTAATTATGAACTACTCGGAGGAAAAGCCAAACACCAATGAGAGAGGTGTATCTTTCGACCTTTCAAAGTGCGGAATGCTTAAAAAAGTAATCGTTCGCAACGTGGTAAATCTTCGAAGCCTCATCAATCTTTCAAGCGGTGTTCTGCAAGAAGTTGACTTTTCAGGCACTCCAGTAAAAGGCGTTGTGATGTCAGAGAATAGTTCGCTTACAAAGTTGGTCCTACCAGAAAGCATTACCACGCTTAAGCTAAAAGGCTTAACGTCTCTCAAAGAAGATAACTTAAAGCTTGCAGGCATTTCAAACATCGACACTTACGAATTCGCAAATTGTCCTAAAATTAATGGATTGGAATTGCTTCAAAAGATATATAAGGCAGGCGCACCGCTTTCAAATGTAACCCTTGGAGGGGTTGATTTTACAACATCTGATGTAGCGTTTATCGCTAAACTTGCAGAAGTTGGAGCAAATGTCACAGGTAAAATCACCTTCACTTCAAATGTGAAGATAACCTATGAACAAAAGCGTGCGTTTGTGAAAGCCTGGGGAGACATCGACGATGAATCAAACAAGCTTTATATATCTTATGAGAAGTTTGCAGTGACAAACATCTATATCAGTGGTGAGCTTTACATTGCATCGCCTAAAGACGTTCAGCTTTACGCAGAAGTTCGACCAGAGAGAGGTAATAACATCAAGTCTTTGCGTTGGAGTATTTCTGAAAATAACTTTGCTACAATAGATGAAGATAAAGGTATTTTGAAAGTTAGACGTGTAGGCAATGAAAGCGATTTGCCAAAGCCTGAAGCACAGGTGAAAGTGACTGCTCATTTAACAGATGGAACAGTTTTGAATGCAACTGAAGTTGTAGGATTCTATGAGAGAGGATTAGCCCTTGGTGACTATGTATATAGCGATGGAAGTTTCTCAAATAAACTTCGAAAGGATTTAACCGTTGTAGGTATTTGCTATTACATCTCAGAAGACAAAAACGACAGAAGAATATTGTCTTTAGAGCAAATAAGAGACACCGCTGGTATAGATGGATTTAGAGCGCAATTTACGAATGTTCAGCTTACAGATAAACCAAGTTATCCTGTACACTTTGTGCCAGGTGTGAAGCAAATCAACTCAGAAGCTGAAGCTAGACGCTATGATGGGTTATCACTTTTAGCATCTGATACTTTAGATCATCGAGCAGGCGAAAAGTTACCTGTAGGAAAAATAGATACATTGCTTACAATAAAGCATCGTGATATAATATTGCAAGACAGTGGTGTCAATTTGCCTATACCAGTAGCAAATAGCGTTGGTAGCGAATATAATAACTTGCTTTCACTTATGAACATACATCGCCCTCGAAATATTGACGATACAGATAGTAGTATTGCGGCTTATTACTATCCAGCTTTCTCTCTTTGCTATGCTTTTGAGCCAGGCTTAAAGGGACATAACGAAAGCCTCAACGCAGCCTTTAGAGCGCATGAGTGGTATTTACCTGCAGTCGGTGAAGCTATCTATATCATAGAAGAGTACTTGAAGGCAGAAAGTGGAATATTTGCGCAAGCAATTAAAGATAGTATGTTCTCTTTGATGAGCTTCACGGTGAACTCAAATGGCGTAAAAAATACACCTGAACTTTGGACGTCTTCGCAACGTGCGAACTTTGGAAGAGTAAATGGCGTGCGTTCACTACGTGTAGAACAAAAATCACGAACAACAAAAGAGGCTGAATGCTTTGAAATAAATTATAATTATAGTAATAATTTCAGAATACAGGCACTCCCTGTATGTCAATTCTAATTAGTAAAAAAATAAATATGAAAATTACACAATCAACAAAACCTGTAAGAGTTTGGACTTCACGCCAATATGGCTTACTTGTAGTATCATTCTCGGCTTTCATCGAGGAAAAAGAAGGTATTTTTACTTGTGAGTTCTTGCAACTCGAGCCAGGCGAATGGGGTTGCGACAAAGTCCTAGAGAAGCTCATTCGTGAGAAGTATTCGCAATCAAAGGTTGAAGCATTGATTTGCAACTTCTTAAGCGAAGATGGTTTGAAAGAGCATGAAAGCGAGTGGAAGGAGTTCCAAGAGTATAGAAAGAAAGCTAAAAAGGAAGCAAAAGAAATCTTTGAGTATGGAAGTAAGGAGCTTCATTTAGCTGTTTAATTTGCCCTGGGGGAGGCAAAAAAAATCCCCCAACCTTGTAAATATCATCTCACCTACATTTACAAATAAAGCGCACAGCCCAGTGGTCGGGGGACGGATTCCTCTTCCTGGGTTGTGCGTTTTTATTATGAATAATAAATGTAAGTGAGAGGTGCAAAAGTACAAATAATAATCGAAAAACAAAAACATTATGCAATTAAAGAAAAATTA